TTACTCCTTTCTCCCCGTATCGGCATCGGGTTCACCATCAAACAGTTTGCCCTGCATTCGATCCAGTTCTTCTTTTCTGACCCGCTTCACCACGCTGTAAACCCACTGTAGCGAAACACCAAATTTACGGGCCAGTTCGTGATGGTTGCGCCCGTCAAACTCCAGGAAGATTTCACGGTCGCGCTGGCTGACCTTCCAGACCATGCCCATCGGGAAATAGACGTTTTGCCCGCCCCAGACCTGCATCATACGGTTCGCGACGGCCTGACCAATCTGGTCGGCAACTGCGGGTTCGATATCAATAATCTCGCGGACGGTCTCAGAGGTGTGCTGTGCCAGTTCCACCAACAGTTCCGGCCCTTTACTACGAAACTGATTCAGGTCGCTCATTGCTTCACCCCCGCAGCCCTGCGCTGCCACTTTTTCAGTTTCTCAATAACGCTACTTGCCTGCTCATTGCTGAGCCAGCTTAACGCGCTGATGCCCGTTTCCCGTTTAACCCATAGCGCCAGCGCCTGCTCTGAACTGTCACGGACGACACCTGCCGCAGCCATTTCAAGCCATAGTGCACGGATTTTCTTTGACTGAGGATGGCTATCCAGCGGTAAACCGGACCTGGATTTCCCGGCAGGTTTAACGCGAAAGCCTTTCTTTTTCATGGATTCCAGCACGCAGTTTAGCTGTGTGGTATCCATCCCTTTGGTTGAGGCTTTGCCGGTCAGCCCCTGCAGCATCTGGCGATAAGTATCCTCATCCATCTGGAGGTCGCTGCGGGCAATATGAATAAGTTGAATGAGGCGCTGTTTAGTCATCATCGACCTCACCTTTCGATTTTCCTCTGACATAGTCAACATATAAAGGAAGGGCTACAGGCCAGCAAAGGAGCATTACCGCCCAGCTAATCCAGTATTTAGCGCCGCTGTATCGTGAACAAAAACCTGAATGGCGGTGCAGCTCAGCATTACACCACCCCACGAGGCAGTACCAGAACAGGGCGCATACAATATATTCAGCCATCATAAGCCTCTCCCCAGCTTCCGCTGCTCATGCCCGCTGACAGGCTGATGCAGGCGAACGTTTTCCCCTTCTCTGTAACCGATATGGCGCGACAAATCCGCGTCACGTGATTTCCCAGCTTCACGGCCCGTAGTTGTGCCTGAATCCGGGTATTTCTGTTCGAGCCAGAGTTGAGCCAGCTCCCGTTCCTCACGAGTCATAGCAAACAATTGCACTTCACTACGCACGGCCAGTACCCAACCTTCGGCAAATTTGTCGCCACGGCTGGTCTTTGTCGTGCTTTTGATTCTTTTATTCTGCTGCCCGATGTAGTTTTTTCGCGCCGTAATAAGCTGTCGGGCGAGAACATCCCAGGTATAAGACGCCAGCTCAACGCGGCCTTTATTACCGTAAAAGCCAACGCTGGGTTTATGACCTGAATGAATAATAGATTCCACCCCAAAGGCCGCCAGGATGATCCCCAGCAGACCCAGCATGTAACGTGGTGGATTAACGCTGCCTGCAGCCCAGTAGTTGCTGATGCTTTCGTCTATATCACTGAGTGCAATATCGTCACGGGTAATGCCGTATGTCTGCATCAGTTTCTGAACACGCTGCAGTGCCAGTGATGCTTCATGTGGATTATCAGATTTTGACAGTGCCAGGAGTTTCTTTAATTTCTCCAGAATCTTTTCTTTATCAGTCATAATTAATCCTCCTTACCTGCACCTGGTTCTATTATGTGCAGCCGTGGCTCTCCATCTTTCGGCTCTGGCCACTGGCGAGCCTTATTTATCGTCAGTTTTTCAACCATTGCCCTAGTGATTGACTCATCAGAAATACCCATACGGCGCTGAGCATCCCACAACAGAAACTGCATATCAGCCCACTCAAGCAGATCGGATGGGGCAGCTGATGCCTCCAGAGCTTCTTTCGACAGGTGTTTCAAAGGGCCAATAGGGCCAACATCGCCGAATGTCGCATTTGACCACTCGGCATGTTCACGACGAACTTGTTCACGTTGATTAGGCTTGCGAAGCTCCTGTAGTTCAGCCAGTGCCAGCACACAATCATGAAATATTGGGTCTATCTTTTGACCGCTGATATAGCTATTTAAAGCATTGTCATGATCGGCCCAGCGTTTCAGGCTTTGATGGATATGGGCTAGGCGATCATCTGGTAATTTTTCATTCTGCGGCATAAGTCACCCCCAGTCGTTCGGCAAGGCGTTCCAGCTTTTTCTGCTTATGAAAGTCAATCATCAGGCCAATCCCGTTGAGGCGGAACTGTTCAATCATGATTTCAACGTCAGCCAGTTTGCCAGCCAGGTCAACTTCACTGCCCAGTCCGTTCATGTTACGGGCAGCAGCAGCGGCCAGTTCGGCGGCTTCTTCTATCAGCTTCAGTGTCTGTGCTTCAGGGCCAAAGGCTTTCAGCGCCAGATAGTAGATCGCCGAACGGTTATCTAAATTCATGTCTTTCATTTTGTTGCCTCGCAGGGGATGAACTCCATGGCCGGGACTTCGGTGTAGTAATGCTGGCTGCAGTGAGGGCATACCAGCGTGATGAGGACGGCTGGCACATGGTATTTGCCAGAGGTAATGACGCTGGCGTCGCTGAACTTCAGGGTAGTGATACCTTTCTTACAGTTGGAACATTTGATGGACATGATTTATTCCTCAATGCTGTTTTCGGCGTGCAGAAGCCCACGGCACTGACGCCGAAATAAAAAAGAAATTGAATTAAAATTAAATGGCAGCGATATCTAACGGAATATTAATTAGCTTCCCGTGTTTATCTTTCTCTCGGAAATTAATATAGGTTTTGGACATTGCCACCTGCAGTGATTCCGATATGGCTTCCATTGCCCGGTTCCAGCGCTCGTCCTGAATTTTGACGCGGCGCAGGGAAAGAATACGCCCGGTATTAAGCTGGCCCTCTTTGTCCACCTGGAAAGCATCGCTGATGATGGCCCGCAGGTTGGCGTTCGCGCCTTCCGACCACTCGGTGACGCACTCGTCTATCAGGTCTTTGGCAATCTGCAGCTCTGGCCCGAAGGTCAGGGTTTCCTGCACGCGGATGGTGATCTGCTGAGCACCGTCGAAGCTGCTGAAGGTCACGTTGCCTTTGGCACCGCCACGCGTTCTGCCGTACTTCTCGGCCACAAGGTCAAGCCAGGCATAGCACTCGTCAAAGGCACGACGCTTGAAGTCGCTGAGTTCATCGCGTTTAATCTTCGCGGCGGCAACCTGTTCTTTAACGAAAGAATCCATCGCAAGGTCATAGTCAGACACCTGGTCAACCGGCACCAGACGCCCCTTGCGGTCTTTCATGTAGTCTTCTTTATTTACTTCGTTCATCTCTGTTCACCTTATGGTTAATGTAATGACTCTGACCAGGTAATGCGGCAGCCATGCAGTTCAAAGACGCCCTGACGAAATCGCCCTGAGCCGTCATGGCCAACATGGGTATAACTCGCTTTGCCCTGCTCCAGCAGGCGGGCACAGTGCCCGTTGCGGGCGATACGGATAACCGGCTTACTGCCAGCAATCATGACGCTTTGTACGGTGGTGTTCATGGCGTTGAGCGCCATAATGGCGGACTGAACCTTGCTCATCTGCTGGTTGATATCGGTAATGGATTTCATGATTAAACCCCTTTGACGACGTCGGCGTTGACCTGCGGAACCCCGATTTCAGCGGCCAGATTCATGGCTGCTATCACCAGGTTACTGACGGCCAGCGGATACAGCAGGCTGACCATGCTTTTACGGTTACTGCCCAGATTGCTCAGGCGGGCACGGATGGCTTCCACTGCGCTGGCGTCCATGATGTCGGCCAGCTGCTTACCGGCGCGTTGCAGTTTGAACGTCAGAAACTCTTCGAGGCTGTTGTCCAGCGGCAGCAGTTCAACCACCTCGCAGCGCTGGACGACCTCACGGACTTCCATGTTGCGTTCGGACAGTTTGTCCGCCAGCTCAGGCTGGCCAATCAGCACGATGGACAGCAGTTTTTTGAAGCCGGATTCCAGTTCAAAGAAGCGTTTGAGGTGCTTCAGCGTCGGGATGGGCAGACTGTGGGCCTCCTCAATCACCAGAACGTGGCTGAAACCCGCCTGACTGCTGTCCTTCAGGACGCGGTGCAACTGGCGAAAACGGGCGTCCTGGCTGCGTTTGATACTCTCCAGCGGCGCGATGGTGCTGATAATGGCCTCGGCGATAGCTGCCGCCTTCAGGGTTTTGCCCTTCACGTCGTTGTCTTCCATGGCGATGATGTATGGCTCGATAACAATCACCGGCGCGTTTTCGCGGTTGACGCGTTCAATCAGGTCGCGGCGCAGCGTGGATTTACCCGCACCGGACTCGCCGATAACCGCCAGAAAGCCACCGTGGCGGGCGGTCTGGAACAGCGCCTCACGCACGTAGCGGATATCCGGCGTGGTGAACACATCGTCCGCGCCCTGCATGGCTTCATCGGCGAACGGGTCACGGAAAAGGCCAAACGCTTTTTTGGTTGCTGGAAATAACACCTGCTTTTTGAGTAACATGTTCTCTTCCTCACTGAGGTTGGTTGTACCCGCTGTACGGGGCGTGGCAGCGCCCTGTGCAGCATCAAAACTCTTCGCTGTATCAATCCCCTGACTTGCCAGATAAGTCGCCAGACGCTGGCGCACTTCTTCCGGGCTGGTGCGGGGCCATTCGTTATGGTTCACAATCTGGGCCAGCGTGGCCTCGGAGACGGCAACGGCTCTTGCCGCCACCGCCTGCGGGATGCGGGCCTCTTTAAGTTGTTGTTTCAGTACCAGCATGTTTTCCTCCTCAGTTGCCGTTAACGATGCTGATAACGCTGCTGCGTGCCGGGGTAGTCAGGGTGACCATCACCTCATCCAGCACGGTTTCCGGTACGCCATCAGGGTACTGTGCCGCTAACTGGCGGTAATGTTCCGGCGTCCAGGTATGGCCGTTAGCGCTGAACTTATCGCGAAGGACTTTTGCCGCTTCAACATGGGTCAGAGGCCGCTGCTCGATACGCGGCCCGCGCACGTCTGAAGCCTGTCCGCGCTTCGGCATATAGGCCGGAAGCGTGGTGTCGTCGATATGTTTATACGGGTCAAGTCGCCCACCGAACGGCAGCGCCTTCGCCTTGCGTGCAGCAGCTGCATCGGCGGCGTTATCCGTGCCAGTAATCAGCTCTTCGATTTCTTTTGCTGCAGTCTGTGCCGGGGTCTCCGGCAGGGCTTTGTAGCTTTCGCCGAATACCGCTGCGCTCTCGGCAAATCCAAACTCGTTCTTGCTGACCACCTCAACCAGGAAGAACGTCTCGTGGCCGTCCTCGCCGGTCAGTACCACCTGCGCCACATCGCTGCGCCACGGGTTACGGGTAATCATCAGTTTTTCGCCGACCAGTACGCCCGGTACCGTCGAAACGTCAAACTCAGTGCCCCGGAACGAGACGCGCAGTTTTGGCGTAACCTTGCGGAGTTCAGGAGCGGCCACCGCCAGTTCACGGCATACCTCAACGGATGGCGCTTTCTTCAGCTGCTCAGCGGTGATTTTCAGCCAGATATCCGTGCGGGTTTTACGGTGGCGGCTGTGGACCGCCGTGGCATTAAAGTGGCTGCGCCATTTCACGGCCAGCGCGTTCAGCTCTTCCAGACTGTGAACCGGCTGGAACTTCAGGCCCGGCTCCAGCTTGCGCTCGATAATGTCACGGGCCTTTTCCACTTGCCCGGTGGCGCGGGCGTTGTGCGGCTTGTGCGCTATCAGGTTGATGCCCAGCGAGCGGCACATGTTTTTCGTCATGCCAGCGGTGTTCGCCGAACCGGGGTCGAGGTAGAGTATTTTCGGCACACCGTGCAGCACGTCTGCGCCGCCGCGTTCCTGCATGGCGTTGATAAGAACAGAGCAGAGGTTCTCACCGGACTCCGCACCCATCACGTACTCAACGTAAATCCAGCCGCTGGTATGGTCGGTAATCTCATAACTCCACACGCGGTCACTGGCGATGCGGGCGATGTTGGCGGGCTTGTTCTTGTAGAACTTCGCGCTGTCCATCACCTGCAGCCCTTTATGGCCGTTGCTCAGGTAGTAAAGCGTACAAAGTGAGGCATCAATCTCCCAGACGTGATTGGGATGCAGGCTGGCCATCTCGGACGACGGGGCCGGGGCGTCAAGCTGCTCCGGGTGCAGGCCATAGTTACGCAGGGCGCGGCTGATGGTGTCCTCGGACAATGGGAAAAACTCGCCTGTCACCTCGTCCGTTCTGCCTGCGGTGATAAAGCCGTTTGACCGCAGGGTCTCCACCGCATCGGCGATGGAATACAGGCGCTTACCATTTTTACGAGTGGCCTCGCGCAGCGTGGCGGATATCAGTGCGGCTTCGTCGCGGCTCAGGGCACTGCGCCCGGCGTCAGCGCGTTTTTTACGTTTATCAGTCACTGATACCTCCTTCAGCTTGCGTAACAGGGTGGCGCGGGACAGGCCCAGTTCGGCGCATGCGGCCTCATAAATTGCACCGCGCTTACCATGCCCCGCGTCACGTGCCGCGCGGGCAACAGAAACCAGTCGTTCAGTCAGGGCGGCACTCATCGGTTATGCCTCCTGACCGTTAATCTCAGGCGTCGGCTCTGTCAGCCAAGCAGGAGCAACGTTGCCTGTCGGCTCGTCCGGCAGGTCAAATGTGGAGCGCAGGCTACTCGCGGTGCTTTCCAGCTGGCATACCAGACCCGCCATGAAGTCTCTGGGTGTATCAATCATGTTTTCAGCGCAGTATGCGCACAGGGTCTCAAAGGCGCTGGACAGTCGAACGGCGATGGCTGATTCCGCCTCAACCGCTAACGCCGTCACTTCCGCGCGTAACTTCTTCACTTCTTCGTCAGGCTTGGGGGGCTGAATACGGGATTTCTTCTCCAGCTTCGTGGATAGAGTGTCAATTTTTTCGTTTTTGTCAGCGAGTACACGCTGTTGTGCAGCGTTCGTTTCGCGGGCTTCACGCAGGGCAGCCTTCAGTTCGCGGCTGGTCATGCGGTCAATGTCATCGAGGTTCATACCGGCAATCGTGCCGCCATCAGCTAATTCGGCGAGGTCTTCATCATCTTCCGTCATCAATTCAAACAGCTTTGTTTTGCCCAAAAGCGCAAGCGCTTGCGCTTTTGATTCAAGCTTGGGCGACAAATATTTAAGGGATGCCTGCATCATTACCTGCGCGGTACGTTTGGACAGGGACAGCTGAGATTCGACTATATCGATGAAGTCGCCATGCGGTTCATTCTCCTTAAGAATCACCAGCCGTTTACCCGCCTCCAGCATGGCCTCAGCACTCTGTGCCATGTAAAACCGTGTCTCGTGAACAATGCGATCACGCTCATATGGCAGACCATCACCGAACTGCTGCATGATTTCGAGGCGGTGTTCAGTCATAGCATTAAGATTGACGCTGAGACCATCGGTCAGCGGCGCATCTTCCACTAATTCAAATGGTTGTAATTTTGTACGTCCCATTTCATCTCCTTAGCGGCTTCCAGCCATAACACGCTGGTTAATTTCATTGATACGATCCTGCGCCCGTGCCATCTCGGTACTGTGCGCCATGGCGATTTGTAATAGCTGGACCCCTGGGGCAAAGCGCCCGTTGTCCAGTTTCAGGGCCAGTCCTTCTTCGATAAGGGTATTGAGCGCCCGATTGATATTCGCCGGTGACTCACCCAGAGCTGATGCCAGCTCACCGTTAGAAACCCCATTCAGTGCGTGGCCACGCAGCGCTTTAAGAACGCGCAGAATGCGAGACCCAGAACTGGATACGTTTGCTTTGCTCATGACGCCTCCTGAAGAATGCCTGGTGTAACTTCTTTGCCGATCACGACTGACAAATCTCGCAGAATGCGATACGTCAGTCGTCCGCGAGGAAGTTCATTTTTGCCAGCCCAGCGGCTTACTGCTTGAGTGACTGTTCGTGGCTCATAGCCCGCGTTAAGCGCGAACTGGCGCAAGCTGCTGCCCCGTTCAACCAGTCGTGCTCGAACCTGCTGTTTGTTCATATGCACCGTGTTCCTATTGGGTTATGATGTACTCAATATGAATAAGTGTACTTATTCAAAATGAATAACTCAAGTGAGATTTATTTGAAATGAATAAAAAGGCCGTTGATGCAGTGCTACTGCGACTCATGTCACTGTTTAATGTTGATAGCGACAGTGAGTTGGCTCGGGTGCTGAACGTTAACAGACAGACTTTAGCCAGTTGGAGAAAGCGAGATTCTGTGCCTTATTCAATTTGCATAAACATTGCTGAGGAGAGAGGTGTCTCTCTTGACTGGTTACTCACAGGTAAGGGTGAGGAGGAGGTATCGAAGGTTGAACCAGCCATTCAAAATTTCAGTCAAGCGGATCTTAAAATGCTTGAACTATTAAATCAGTTGGACCCTGAGGTTCGACGAGACCTCATGCGAGGCGCTGAAGAAAAACAGCGTGTGATTGAGATGGAAAAACAGATTCAGGAGCTGTCCGCACAGCTAAATAATTTAAAAAATGTGGGCTAATTTGTTCCCATTAAGAACATTAAGGATATGACTATGCGCAAATTGTTTTTAACGTTGGTATTTGCCTTAGCTGGATGTGGAGATAACGCCGATCCTGCTGATGCGTCCCCCCCAGCTAAGGAGCACTCGGTTTTCAGCGTTGAAACTGACAACCCGGTCGTAAAGCGCGAATTACCTTTTATTCGTCAACAGCTCCCCGGTTTAGATAAGTATGCGAGCAACTTTGAAAAATTCGAAGTATCCGAGGATCGCGAGCGCCCGGTGACAACCGTTCAATTTCATATCAAAGACGAGAATAATATTCCTAGTGACTACATAGCCTCTGGCCATAATTGTTTTTTGTTCATATCAAATAATGTCCACGAAGTGAAAATATCTAAATCAGCCTGCCAGGCTGTTTTTCTCGATAAAACCGATGTTCCTGGAGGAGACCTCATCGTGAAACTTGATAAGGAAAATGTTCCTATGACAGATGATGGCAAGGCCCCACGAGAGGGGTGCTTGAAGGTTTTCTCACCAAATCCTGAAAGCGATTCTTGGACGTGTCCGAGGCTGAATTAACTACTGAGGTGGTGCTGTAGATACGGCACCGCCTCAGTCCTCTCTAACAGTTAAAAATTGCAAATCACCAGCTCTTTCCGCCGTGAGGCTTTCCCGGTGACCTTCAGGTTGTAGCTGATATCGACCGTCTGAATATTCAGGCCATTGAATGCTTGCCGCATCTCCGGGATATCGTTCACCGAAATAATCATCTTACCTTTGATGCTCCGCGCCAGCTCCGCCATGTGGACATAGTTACCTATAGGGAAATCAACACCATAGCCTTCCGTTCCCCAGTACGGTGGATCACAGTAGAAAAGCGTGTGGGGGCGATCATATCGCTCTATGCACTGGTACCAGTCCAGATGCTCTATCAGCGTTCTGGAAAGGCGCAGATGTGCCATAGACAGTTCCTCCTCAATACGCAGCAGATTGAAGCGCGGCGCACTTGTAGTGGAGGTACCGAAAGTGTGATCGGCGACCTTGCCGCCAAACGCCTGTTTCTGCAGGTAGTAGAACCGGGCCGCCCGCTGAATGTCGGTGAGCGTCTCTTCCGGCGTGTCCTGCAGCCATTTGAATATCTGGCGGCTGACCAGTGCCCACTTGAACTGACGGACAAACTCTTCCAGATGATGTTTTACCACCCGATAGAGGTTCACCAGCTCGCCGTTAATATCGTTGATGACTTCGGTCTTGCTGGGAGTCTTGAGGAAATAGAGTGCCGCTGCGCCGCAGAACGGCTCCACGTAGCAGGTGTGGGCTGGGAACAGAGGCAGAATGTGTTTAGCCAGACGACGTTTACCCCCAATCCAGGGGACGATTGGCAAAGAGTTTTCTTTCATTATCCGTAAGCCTTTTGCAATTAGAGAAAATATGGCAGGCTAGTCTAGTCTCGCGAGACTGACTGAACCTTGGTCGGCTCACAGCTGATACCTGTGGGTTGATGGCCAGTCCGGTGTTAGCGCACCGGGCTGGTCGTTCTTTCAAAGCCATCATGCGGTTCAGTCACACCAACTCACTATTAACGCTGTTTAAAATCCCTTTCGCATAGCATTTGTGATGCTGTCTCCACTACACAAGGAGACGCACCATGAAAAACATCAAAAAATTAATTCCCCCTGTTAAAAAACCACGTCTCAGCGGCTGGCTGCTGACCTCAGTGTTGCTGCTCGGCACCATCGGTCTTGTATCGCCTCAGCAGCTGCCGGTGGTTGTCTACAAGCTGTCACTCATCACGCTGGCGGCAGTATTGGGCTACTGGCTTGACCGTTCTCTTTTTCCCAAAGCCCGCCCCGGACAGTACCTGAAGCATGATGACAGGCTGATGGCCGAAGGGCGATTCCCGGTACAAACCGGACTCCACCTGGTGTTCTCCGCTGCGCTAATCCGCCGCGCACTGATTGTTGCCGCAGTCTGTCTGGCCGTAGCTATGGGGCTTTAACGATGACCCTCTATATGTACTGGCCTCAGGTTGCCTGGATTGTGCTGTCCCTGCTGGGGCTGGGTATCGAACTGGCACGGCACGGGCAGGCACGCACGGGTAAACACAGTTTCTGGTGGCAGCTCTTTGGTTTTGCAATGGTAGCCGGGTTGCTGTGGTGCGGCGGCTTCTTTAGTCAGGCCCACGCAGCCCAACCACCGCAGGCCGCGCTGCAGTATCGCGACGATGTGATCCGTAATGCCCGGCTTGAATGGGGACTGTCTGCGCCAGTGGCTGACTTCGCCGCACAGCTGCATCAGGAAAGTGCCTGGCGACCTGATGCGGTCTCACCGGTTGGTGCTCAGGGGCTGGCGCAGTTTATGCCCGCCACCGCCGACTGGATAAGCCAGCTAATGCCGGGGCTTAAGAGCCGCGAGCCGTTTAATCCTGCATGGGCTATCCGGGCGCTGGTCAGCTATGACCGCTGGCTATGGGAGCGAGTAAGCGCCGCCAACAACTGTGAGCGGATGGCCATGGCCCTGTCGGGGTACAACGGCGGTCTGGGCTGGGTGCAGCGTGACAAACGGCTGGCATCGCAGAAAGGGCTGGACAGCGCCCGCAGGTTTGGTCATGTCGCCACGGTCAATGCCGGACGGAGCGCCGCCAGCTGGCGTGAGAACCGCCACTACCCGCAGCGCATTCTGCGGGAACTGGCACCGCGCTATCTCACATGGGGAGGCAGCAGCTGTGTGGAACCTGGTTAAAAGACTACCGTGGCGCGGCATGCTGCTCGCGCTTGCTCTTGTGGCTGTTCTTTACGGGCTGAACCGCTGGGGCTATCACGATGGCGCTGAAGACGCAAAACGTGACGGTGACGCAGCGCTCAGTCGGCTGCAGTCAGCGTTTGATACATACAAAACCGAACAAACGGCGCTTGAGAACGCAGCTCTCCGTGACTGGGCAAAGCGTTATCAGGCGCAGGTTGCCACCGGGCAACAGGCCGAGGCTGGCTACCTTGAGCAGATAGCCCAACTTGAGAGCCAGAACAAACAACTACAGGGGCAAATTAACGATGTCACACAGCGCTGGATTGATGAAAAAGGCAAGAGCCATCCCATTGAGTGCGTGTTTACTCGCGGCTTCGTGCGCCAGTACAACGCCGCGCTCGGATACGACGATGCATCCGTCGACACCGGTCGTTCAGACGCAGCTGCCACCGCTGGCACCGGCGCTGGCGCAGCGTCCGGGCAACCTGAAGCCGCTGACACCCGGCTACGCGACTCAGGCGTCTCCCAGCGTGACGTCCTCGCCAACATCATCGACAACGCGAAACAGTGCCGTATCTGGCGCAGCCAGATAAACGGACTGCTGGACGAACGGGAAGGATTACAGAAATGACGTTGCAGGTTGAATTCTGGACGGTGGTGGGCTTTCTCATCACCTTCATGAGCTTTGTCGGCGGTATGGCCAAGTGGCTGTTCAGTAAAGCGGAGGAGCGTCAGGCGGCGCGGTTCGCCTCCCTTGAGCAGTCGCTGCAACAGTCCGCCTCCAACTGGGGCGAGCTGGAAAAAGAATTTATGCGGTTTAAGGCGGATTTACCGCTGAACTACGTCCGCCGCGAGGATTACATCCGTGGCCAGACGGTCATCGAGGCCAAGCTGGACGCACTCTACAACAAACTGGAAGTGGTACAGCAGTACCGTCATACAGGAGGTCACCATGGTTGATATCGCCCGCGTGCGCCGGGAATCCCTGCGCTGGAGTCTGCTGGTTGCTCTGAACAAAACCCGCCCGTATACCGCCAGCGAGACGCTGCTGCTGGATGTATCCCGCGCCATCTACCCGGACACCACGCCGCTGGAGCTGCGCCGTGAGCTGGATTATCTGGCCGACCGCAAGATGGTAGATCTGGAGAAAAAACCCTCCGGCGACTGGTTTGCCGACCTGACCCGCCTCGGCGTCGACCTGGTGGAATACACCGTGGAATGCGGCCCCGGCATCGCCCGCCCGGAAAAGTACTGGAGTGAATGATGGCCAGACGCAGCACGATAGAAAAGCTGCCGGAAGACGTGCGTCGCTGGCTTGAGCGGGCGCTGACTGAATCCGGCTTCAGCGGATATACCGAGCTGGAGACCCTGTTGCGCGATCGGGGGTATGTCATCAGCAAATCGGCTATCCATCGCTATGGCCAGAAGATTGAGCACCGTTATGGTGCCATCCGTGCGGCCACCGAAGCGGCCCGCATGCTGACCGAGGGCGCAGCCGACGATCAGGACGCGCGTTCGGAGGCGGTGATTGCCCTGATTCAGACGGAGTTGTTCGAGAGCATCGTCCAGCTGCAGGAAGCGGAGGAAGGCGAAGTCGATCCCAAAGAGCGCGTGGCGCTGCTGTCCAAGGTCGCAAAGAACGTGGCCACGCTGTCCCGCGCCTCGGTCAACCTGAAGAAATTCCAGACCGAAGTACGCGCCAGAGCGCAGCAGGCGGCCAGCAACGCCGAGAAAATTGCCCGTAAGGGTGGTCTGTCAACCGATGCGGTACAGGCGCTGCGTCGTGAAATTCTGGGGATTGCCACATGAGCCAGCTTGCTCCCGTTTTGCCTGATACCTCGGCGCTGGATATCCCCGCCGTTCTGATGCCCTACCAGCAGCGCTGGGTGGTTGATACGTCGCCGCTCAAGGTGATTGAGAAGAGCCGTCGTACCGGTATCACCTGGGCTGAGGCGTCCGATGACGTGCTGACCGCAGCCTCTTCAGCGCCTGCGGGCGGGATGAACGTGTATTACATCGCCTATAACCAGGACATGACCGTCGAATATATCCAGGCGTGTGCGATGTGGGCGCGGGCATTCAACTATGCCGCCAGTGAAATCGAAGAGGGTTTCTGGGAGGAGGACGAAGACGACAAGCACATCAAGACCTACACCATCAAGTTTCCCGACTCCGGTTTCCGCGTTGTCGCGCTCTCCAGTCGACCGTCTAACCTGCGTGGCCGTCAGGGCATCATCGTTATCGATGAAGCGGCGTTCCATGAGCAACTGGACGAGCTGCTGAAGGCGGCGCTGGCGATGCTTATCTGGGGCGGTAAAGTGCGCGTTATTTCCACCCATGACGGTGACGATAACCCGTTCAATACGCTTATCGGTGATATCCGGGCCGGGCGTCAGGGGGGCAGCGTACACCGCATTACTTTCCAGGAGGCTGTGTCGGAGGGACTGTTCCACCGCGTCTGCCTGCGTACCGGGAAAGAATGGTCGCAAGCGTCCGAGCAGGCGTGGATGGCATCGGTGTACAAATTCTACGGTGCCGGTGCTTCTGAAGAGCTTGACTGTGTTCCGGCAAACGGTGGCGGAGCATGGCTCTCCCGTGCCCTGATTGAGTCCCGAATGTCGGCTGAAACGCCGGTGCTGCGCCTGACCTGCCCGGAGGGCTATGAACTGCTGTCCGACGAGGTGCGGTGGAGCGAGACGCAGGACTGGCTGGAGGAGAATCTGAAACCGCTGCTGGAAGCGCTGCCTGCGGATGCCCGCTCGTTTTTAGGGCGTGACTTTGGCCGCAGCGGCGACCTGTCGGTGGACTATCCCCTGTTACAGCAGAAGAACCTGGTACGCCGCGTGCCGTTCGTGATGGAGCTGCGTAACGTGCCGTTTAAACAGCAGGAGCAAATCACCTGGTACCTGATGGACGGACTGCCCAACCTGATGGGGGCAGCGCTGGACGCCCGTGGTAATGGCTCCTACCTGGCGGAGTATGCCATGCAGCGCTACGGCTCCAGCCGGGTTAAGCAGGTCATGCCCACCGAGGGCTGGTACCGGGAGCATATGCCGCCGGTCAAGGCCGCGCTGGAGGACGGTAACCTGGTGGATTTACCGAAGGATGAAGACACGCTGGACGACCTGCGGGCCGTGCAGATCGTGAACGGCGTCCCCCGCGTACCGGAACAGCGGTCAAAGGCAAAGTCCGACAGTGGCAAGCGCCACGGGGACTCGGCTGTCTCGCTGGCGCTGGCGTACTTCGCCAGCCGTGAAATTAACAAAGGGCCGGTGAAGGCAAGCTCACGCCGTCGTCGTCAGGCGGCCCGTATGCTGGAGGATTACTGATGGCCCGTGGACTCTGGGTTTCACCCAATGAGTTTGTCTCTTTTGCCGAACCCACTAAAACGCTGACGGAGCAGATCGCCTCGCGCAGCCGCTCCATCGACTTCTTCGGGTTGGGAATGTACCTGCCTAACCCTGACCCCATTCTGAAATCTCAGGGCCGGGATATCCGCATCTATCGTGAACTGCGTACCGACCCGCTGGTTGGTGGCTGCATCCGCAGGCGTAAGGCGGCGGTCAAGTCGCTGGAGCGCGGTCTTGAGCGCGGTCATGCCCCGGCGCGGGTATTCAACTTCATCCGGGATATGCTCGACGATCTGGATTTGTCTCGCATCATCGGCGAGATGACCGACGCCGTTCTCTACGGGTATCAGCCCTGTGAGATCATGTGGGGGCGTTCTGTTAAATCCTGGGGCATCGCCGATATCGTGGGTAAGCCGCCAGAGTGGTTCCAGTTCGACAATGACAACCTGCTGCGCTTTCGGGCAAAAGACGCCGGGCTGGAAGGCGAGCCGGTACCGCTGAACAAGTTCGTGGTACCGCGTCAGGACGCGACCTACGACAACCCGTATGGCTTCCCTGACCTGTCGATGTGCTTCTGGCCCGTGACATTCAAAAAAGGCGGCATGAAATTCTGGGTGCGCTTTGCCGAGAAGTACGGTTCACCGTGGGTTATCGGCAAGCATCCGCGCGGGACGGCCCAGGGTGAGATTGACCTGCTGCTGGACTCCATGGAGGCAATGGTGGAAGACGCGGTGGCCGCTATCCCTGACGATTCCTCCATTGAAATCAAGGAGGCCGCAGGCAAGGCAGACAGCAGCGATATTTATCAGAACCTGATAACACTTGCCCGCAGTGAAATCTCCATCGCGCTGCTGGGACAGAACCAGACCACTGAGGCCAACAGTAACCGCGCCTCCGCGCAGGCCGGACTGGAGGTCACCGATGATATCCGTGACGCTGACGCTGATATCGTGGAAAGTGCGGTGAATCAGGCCATCAAAATGGCGGTGTCGATGAACTTTGGCGATGTGGCCAGCCCCGTCTGGAAGATGTGGGAACAGGGAACGGTCGATGATACCCAGGCAACCCGCGACGAGAAACTCAGCCGCGCCGGTGTGATGTTTACCCCGCAATACTTCAAGCGAGAGTACCAGCTACAGGACGGCGATATTGACGAGACACCACCGTCAGAGCGACAGAAGAACGCCACGCTGCCGTTGTCATTCGCCGAGGCCATTGATGCCGATATTCAGGCACAGCAGGCACTGGACGATGCGCTGGATATTCTGATGAACGGAGGCGCGTTAAATGGCACGCTGGAACCCGTACTGGCTCCTCTGTTTAAACGGGTCGGGGATGGCGTCAACCCGTCTGAACTGCTGGGCGAGCTGGCCGAACTGTACCCGCAGATGAACGCTGAAGACCTGCAGGAACGGCTGGCACGGATTATGTTTGTTGCAACTGTCTGGGGGCGTCTGCATGAGCGTGACCACGGCTGAACTGGCCTACTGTATGACGCTTCCCCCAAAGCGGGCTATCAGCTACCTGAAGTCCAAGGGGTATAGTTTCACATGGGACTGGGAGGAGATGTGGCAGGATGCCCATGCCCGCGCCTTTACCGTCGCCAAAGTGACCCGCCTCGATATTCTCGAAGATATTCGCAGTGCCCTGCAGCAGGCGCTGGATGAAGGCAAGACTGACCGCTGGTTCCGCCAGCAGCTGGAGCCGGAGCTGCAGCGCAAGGGATGGTGGGGGCCACGTGACACCACCGACCCGGTAACGGGTGAGCCGGTCACCATCCAGCAGGGCAGCCCGTGGCGGCTCGACACCATCTTTCGCACCAACATGTCCGTGCTCTACAGCGCTGGTCGCTGGGCGGAGCAGATGGAGAACGTCGACGACAGGCCGTACTGGATGTATACCGGCATCAACGACAGCCATACCCGCAAGAGCCATCTGGCGCTGCATGGTCTGGTGCTGCGCTATGATGACCCGTTCTGGCAGGCATTCTACCCGCCGAACGGCTGGCGCTGCCGCTGTGGCGTGATCGCCCTGAGCGCGGCAGATGTGCGTGCCCGTGGTCTGAAGGTGTCAGGCTCCGGCGCAGCCATGGGATGGGAGCTGAAGCTGGTCTCAGAGAAAACCGGCGAAATGCAGAATGTCGCCACCTTCAATACCGGCACCACGAAGGTGGTCACCGACGTCGGCTGGTCTTATGCGCCGGGGGCAGCATACCGTCCCGATCTTGCCCGCTATCAGGGCACGCTTAAACCGCTGGCACAGCAGGAACTGAGAGGATGAAGATGGCTTCCGATAACCTGGTCAATATCACCATTAACGATGAATCCCTTCGCCAGAGTCTGCGTGCGCTGGATCTGGCCGCCACAGACCTTGAACCTGCGATGCGAAAAATCGCCGGAACCCTGCTGGCGGAAACACAGTTTAACTTTCTCGATGAGGGACGTCCGGGATGGATGCCCTCGCTGGCAGCAATAGAACGTGACGGACAAACATTGCAGAAGACCGGGCGTCTGATGGGGTCAGTATCAACCGATCATGATGACCGGCAGGCCGCAGTCGGCACTAACGTCGTTTATGGGCCTATTCACCAGTTTGGGGGCGAAACGGGGCGTAATGAGTCCGTTGAACTTCCGGCCCGTCCGTTCCTGCCGATGACAGAGGACGGTGAGCTGCAGTCTGAAGTGGTTGTCCCCATCCTCGACACGATTGTCCGCCATCTTGAAGCAGCGGCCCGTCGCTGAGTTTTCGTTCTGCTGGCGGGTGATTTATCATTGCCAGCCTCTGAGGGGCTGTATTACCTTTATAAAGGCTTTACAGCCCCCGCCTTCCACCACCATTCACCCCGACGTGACATTTCCCGTACTGATACCCCTGATTTTTTCTAAAGCAGATTAAAAGCGCTGCTGCGGCTTATTCCGCAGACTGTTCCCGACAACGTAACGCGGGACAGCAAAATGCCAGCCATTCACATTTTTAAAGCCGGTACTCATACCGATATGCACGGCGCGAAACTGCCGTTCACGCAAAGCGATCTTGCCGCCTGCGTGAAAGCCTATGACCCGTCCATCCACGAAGCTCCCCTCGTCATTGGTCACCCCAAAACGGAAGACCCGGCGTGGGGCTGGGTGAAATCCCTGTCACTGGATGGCCCCAACCTTAATGCCGAGCCGGGTCAGGTCGACCCGGAGTTCGCCGAAATGGTCGCTGCCGGACGCTGGAAGAAAATCTCAGCGTCGTTTTACCTCCCGGACTCACCGAACAACCCGAAGCCCGGCACGCTTTACCTGCGCCACGTCGGTTTTCTGGGGGCTCAGCCACCTTCCATTAAAGGGCTGAAGCAGGTCTCGTTCGGTGAGAAAGAGGAAGGCGTCGTGGAGTTCGCCGACTGGAATGATGTGACCAACGCCACCCTGTGGGGGCGCTTGCGCGACTTTCTTATCGGCCAGTTCGGCCTGGATGAGACGGAAAAGGTGATCCCTTCATGGCAGGTCGAATCTCTGCGCGAAAAAGCATACCGCGACACTGACACGGATGGACCGTCATTCAGTGAAAACAATCCCAACCCTCAACAAGAGAACAGCACCATGACTGATGATGAAATCAAAGCGATTCAGACGGAAAACACGCGTCTGAAAGCGGAAGCCGCCCAGCGGGCAGAACAGGAAGCGAAGACCCGGCAGGAAAAACTGCATGCGGACAACGTCTCCTTTGCCGAGAAGCTGGTCGGCACGGGTCGCCTGACCCCGGCAGCAAAGCCGGTTGTTGTTGCCATTCTTGATGCGGTAGCCGGTGGCGATAAGCCTGTCGAGTTCGCCGAGGGTAATACCCGCACCCCGCTGGCCACGGCGTTTAAGACACTGCTGGATGGCACTGCCCCGGTACTGAATTTCAGTGAGCATGCGACCAAAGACCGTGTGAGCACGGATATCAAAACGACGTCAGCGGAGTTTGCTGAAGCCGACCCTGAACGTCTGGCGCTGCATCAGAAAGCGCTGGAGCTGTCTAAAAAAGAAGGCATCAGCTACGACGCTGCTGTCTCCCGCTGCCTGTAATTAAGGAGAGAACATGTCTGACTATTTAAAGGGTAAGCGCGTCGTTGACCCGGTGCTGACCAGCATCGCTCGTGGCTATAAAAATGCTGCGTTCATCGGCGAGCGCATTTTCCCCATCGTCCAGACCGATAAGGAAGGCGTGACCGTCCCGACCTTCGGTAAATCCGCCTTTGTGGAGTACGACACCGAGCGTGCCGTGGGGGCTGACAGTAACGTTCTGGTGCGCGAGAAAACTGGCAAGCTGGACCTGGTTCTCAACGAACACGATCTGGCCGCGCCGGTGGACTATCGCGAGCAGGCCGAGTCGATGTTCAACGAAGAGGCCAAAGCCATTCGCCGTGTAACCAGCGGCGTCAACCTGAAACGCGAACTGTATGCGGCCCGTCTGGCCCAAGACAAAAACGTCTATCGCGCTGCCAACGTCAAAGCGCTGGCTGCGGCTGACCGCTGGGGCGGTGGTAAGGGTGACCCGATTGGCGTCATTGAAGGCGGGATTGAGGCGGTACGTAACGCTACCGGCCTGCGTCCGAACCTGATGACGATGGGGGCCAGCGTCATGTCGCTGCTGAAGTTCCACCCGGCGATTCAGGCCGCGATTGGAGCTAACGAGCGCAAGCGTATCACCATCGAAATTCTGAAAGACCTTTTCCAGCTGGACGATGTTGCGATCGGCGAACCGGTCTCCATGGCCTCCATGAAAGACGCACAGAACAAAGACAAAGTCCCGACCGATATCTGGGGCGACAACCTGATGCTGCATTACGTCGGTAAACCCCAGCCGGGCACCGACAGCGCCGACGAAAATGAGCCGTCATTCGGTTACACCCTGCGCCGTAAAGGGATGCCGGTGGCGGATAAATACGACGGTGTCGGCGGCAAGGTGAAGTACTGCCGTTATACCGATATCTACAAAGTCGCCGTGGTCGGTGGCGATGCCGGGTATCTCGTCACCAACATCGTGAAATAAGGAGAAGGTCATGGGTACAACTCAGCAGGTCATTCTGACCACTACCGTGACGGCCAGCGCGGCGCTGACGCAACAGCGCTTTGTCGGTGCCGATAATGCCCCCTGCAAGGCCGGAGCCGTCGCGCTCGGTGTGGCGGAGGTGGATGCCGCTGTCGGTGATGTAACGCCGGTAAACGTACTGGGCATTGTTGCCGTCGAGGCCGGTGCGGCAGTCGCCAAAGGGCAGAACGTCCAGTCAGATGCGAACGCATGTGCCGTTCCTCTGGTCCCTGCAGCCGGTGAAACCCCGGCGGGTATTTCAGCCGGGATTGCGCTGGATGAGGCGCTGGCCGAAGGCGACGTTATCCGCATTCTGCGCGGGGTGTGACATGTACTGCTCTCTGGCGGATTTGCTTGAGCAGGTGCCGGAGCGGACGCTTATCCAGCTCACCAACGAGGAGCTGGATTTCGACACGCCCGCAGCGGTAAAGACAGAGGTGGTGGATGGCTGTATTCGCTATGCCGATGAGCTGATTGATGCCCATCTGCGCGGACGCTATACCCTGCCGCTGGCGGAGATACCGACCGTTCTGCGGGACATTGCCATCACGCTGGTGCGTTACCGGCTCTACACCCGTCGCCCGGAGGGGGCTGTCCCGGACACCGTGAAGGATGATCACAAAGAGGCCCGGCGTCAGCTGGAGGCTATCCGCGATGCAAAACTCACGCTGGGGCTGCAGTCCACCCAAAAAGATGTGCCCGAGTCCGGTGAAATCCGGGCACGGGCACGCCGTCCCACCTTTGGCGGGCGCGACGGTTTGCTGGAGAAATACTGATGAACGTACTGCCCGTCCTTGATGCTGTACTTGCCCGGTTACGCGAGAAATTGCCCCAGCTGCAGGTGGAGTACTTCCCGGAGAAACCGGCTGAATATCGTCTGAATCATCCGGTTGGGGCGCTACTGGTGAGCTATGCCGGGTCGCGTTTCGACAAGCCCAATGATATCGGCGCGGTGATCCAGCCCCAGACCATCCAGCTCTGCGTCACGGTGGTCTTCCGCCAGCTCAACGGTAAAAGAGGTGCGATTGACGTCCTGGATGCTGTCCGTCGCATCCTCGGCGGTTACACCCCGCCGAACTGCCGCCGTCGTATCTGGCTGACCCGTGAGGTCTTTATCGGGGAGGTCAAGGGGCTGTGGCAGTACGCTCTCGACTTCGCCACTGAAAGCGTCTTTATCGAAGACAGCGATTTACCGTCCGGTCCGCTGTTAACCGAAGTGAATTATGAGGAAAGCGAGTGATGAAAACATACCGCTATTCCGGCCCGGCCAGCGGCGTCACGCTGTCGGACGGAACCGAAATCCTGCTCTGGCCGGGGAAGAACGTCTCCCTGCCGGAGGAGCATGACTATGTGAAGGTACTGGAGGCGCTGAAGCATCTGACCCTGGTACCAGAGGAAACCACCCCCGCCAGCCCTCCGGCTCTGCAGTTAGCGAAGCGCAGGAACGGTGGCGACAACGATGTGAAACCGGAGGACTCCAATGTCAGCTAACTATCTGCATGGCGTCGAAACCATTGAAGTGGAAAACGGAGCCCGCCCGGTTAAAACGGTGAAGTCTGCCGTCATTGGCCTGATTGGTACCGCCCCAATGGGGAACGTCAATACGCTGGTTCAGTGCCTGTCTGAGAAAGATGCCGCCGCGTTTGGCAGCCAGCTCACCGGCTTCACCATTCCGCAGGCGCTGGATGCGATCTACGACCATGGTGCAGGCACCGTTCTGGTTATTAACGTTCTTGATCCGGCGGTGCATAAAACCGTAGTGGCCGATGAAGATGTCACGTTCGACAAGGCGACAGGCAAAGCTAAACTGGCCAACCCGGTTGTCGCACAACTGGTACTGAAGCCATCCACCGACGGTCAGCCTTATATGGAAGGTCAGGACTATTCGCTTGATGCACAGACTGGGGTGATTACTAACCTCGGGAAGAGCATTGCTGCAGATGCCACGGTGAAGGCCAGCTATAACTATGCTGATCCGACCAAAGTCACTCCGGCTGATATCATCGGTGCCGTTAACGCGGCGGGCAACCGTACCGGCATGAAGCTGCTTAACGACAGCTTCAACCTGTTTGGCTACTTCGCCAAAATTCTGATTGCCCCGGTGTTCTGTACCCAGAACAGCGTCTCGGTTGAGCTTATCGCCATGGCTGAAAAACTGGGCGCGGTGACTTACATCGACGCGCCGATTGGTACCACTTTTGCTCAGGCTCTGGCGGGGCGTGGCCCGGAAGGCACCATTAACTTCAACACCAGCTCCGACCGCGTCCGTCTGTGCTACCCGCACGTCAAGGTGTACGACGCGGCCACCAACAGCGAACGGCTGGAGCCGCTGAGCCAGCGTGCTGCAGGTCTGCGTGCAAAGGTCGACCTGGACAAGGGCTACTGGTGGTCGTCCTCCAACCAGGAGATTCTGGGTATCACTGGTGTGGAGCGCCAGCTGTCAGCAATGATTGACGACCCGCAGAGTGAGGTGAACCTGCTCAACGAACAGGGCATCACCACGGTCTTCAGCAGCTACGGCAGCGGCCTGCGTCTGTGGGGCAACCGTATGGCGGCATGGCCAACGGTCTCCCATATGCGCAACTTTGAGAACGTTCGCCGCACCGGTGATGTGATCAACGAGTCCCTGCGTTATTTCAGCCAGCAGTACATCGACATGCCGATCACCCAGGCGCTGATTGATGCGCTGACGGAGTCGGTCAACGCCTACGGTCGCAAGCTGATTGGCGACGGTGCGCTGCTGGGCTTCAGCTGCTGGTTTGATCCGGCCCGCAACGAAGAGACGGAGCTGGCCGCCGGTCACCTGTTGCTGAGCTACAAATACACGCCGCCACCGCCGCTGGAGCGACTGACGTTTGAGACCGAGATCACCTCGGAATATCTGTTAACCCTGAAGGGGAATAGCTGATGGCAAAGATTGAGATCAACCGCATCACGAATGCCAACATCTACCTGGATGGCGCTAACCTGCTGGGCCGGGCCGAGGAGGTCAAACTGCCTGACGTCTCCATGACCATGCAGGAGCATAAGGCGCTTGGGATGGTGGGCAAGGTGGAACTCCCGGCAGGCTTCGACAAGCTGGAGGGTGAGATCAAGTGGAACAGCTTTTACCGCGATGCGATGCTGTCTGCCGCGAACCCGTATAAGTCGCTGGCGCTGCAGTGCCGTTCCAGCGTCCAGCGTTACAGTTCGCAGGGGCTGATTGACGAAATTCCGCTGGTCACATTCCTGACAATCATGTTCAAGAAGAACCCGCTGGGGACGTTCAAACAGCACGAGAACGCTGAGTTCTCCAGTAGCTTCACCTGCACATACATCAAGCAGGTACTGGATGGTGAAGAGCTGCTGGAGCTGGACTATCTGGCCAACATCTTCCGCGTCGGCGGCGTTGACCAGTTGACCGACTACCGCATCAATATCGGGGGCTGACGGTGACCGTCGAGATTGAAGATAAAGGCGGGAACTGTGGTTCGATTGGCATGGGAAATGGTACGTGGTTTACCATCCTTGATATTCCGGGGGTGGAAAACCTTTTTAATACCCGGAAAACCAATGACCCGATTGACTGCACACGCTCTAAAGCACGAAAGCTCGCTGACCTGATTGAGGCATGGGAGCCACCTGACCACTGGTTCACCGGCATCGGCAAATCTGAAGGAAAGGCGCTTCTTATCGCCTTCCTGCGTAACTGCAAAGGCTTTCGCACTCACTGATATCACAGGGGCTTCGGCCCCTTTCTTCTTAATCCCCTTTAATATCCGCCACGTTCTCCACCAGACATACTGCCCTGAAATCACACAGGAGCACGATCATGTCACAGACCAAAACCGAAGCCGAAATCTTCATCCTGCAGTTCCCTTTCACTACCGCAGCAGGTAACTCCGTTTCTCAACTCACCCTTAAGCGCCTGACGGTTAAAGACCTCAAGCTGGTCAAGAGAACGCATAAAGACCCGGCTGACTGGGATGAACCACTGATTTCCCGCAGTACCGGCTTGCTTCCCGAAGACCTGGATAATATGGATTTGGGCGATTATCTGGAACTACAGACCCGATTTCAGCAAATCACGGGGTTGGGCAAGAGCGACAAAGATGCTGACGCAGGCACAGGGACTGCTGGCGAGATGGTTTAGATTTCAACCGGGGGAGATTGATGCCCTCGATACTGACGATCTGGAGATGTGGCTGGAGCAGGCTGAAGAGCAAATCAAAAGTGAGTTCGGCGACAATAAGTAACTCCTCATCACCTGACAGCCGCCACTCGCGGCTGTTTTGCATGTCTCTCCGATATTCCCCTTCCGTTTTTCCGCTTTCAGAGGATAACCACCGTGGCCAGTGAATTTTCAGTCGGCGTCATTATTGGTGGCATTGTCGGGAGCAGCTTTCGCTCAGCCGTCAGCGGTACCCGACGCGCCCTAGACTCCCTTGGTGATACCTCGCGACGCCTGCAGGAACGCCAGAACTCCTTAACCCGCGCAACAGAACGCTATGGTGAGTTGGGCACCTCGCGAATGCAACGCCTTAACAGCGAACTGTTACGCGTCGGGCGGACGATGGAACAGATTGAGCGCCAGCAGCGTCGTTTGTCTGCGGTATCAGCCACCAGTGATGCGCAGAGGGCTAACCGCATGGCGCTCTATGGCCAGGGGGCAGAGACCTACGGTATCGCACGAACGTTGGGTGCACCGGTCATGAACTCAGTCAGGCAATACGCATCATTTGAGTCTCAGCTACGTGATATCAGCGTCACTGGCGATCTGGATGCCCGACAAGAGCAGGCCATTGGTACCGCCATTCGTAAGGCTTCCCTCAAAGTTAACCAGCTTCAGGAGTCCTTGCTAGGCGGTGTTGGCCAGCTCGTGGCGGATGGTATGGCTCCAACACAGGCAGCAACATTTGCGGAGTTGCTGGGTAAAGCCGCTACAGCAGAAAAAGCAGATATGACCGACCTGGCAAAAATGACTTTTGCCTTCAGCGATGCGCTAAAAATTACCAATGCCAAAGAGCTGGAGCAGGCATTTGGTATGGCGGCGACGGGTGCGAAGCTCGGCTCGTTCGAGTTAAAAGATATGGCGAAAGCGTTACCTGGCATGGCCAAAGCTTTTGCGGCCCGTGGGATATACGGTAAAGAGGCCGTAGCGCAAATCGTTTCAAGTCTGGAAGTAGGTAAAGGCAGCGGTTCAGCTGATGAGGCCGTTACCAATATGTCTAACTGGCTGGCGGCCATGGGGCGTGGCGATACGATCCAGAAGTATGCTAAGGCTGGGATAGATTACCAGGCATCAATGCAGAACTTTGTTGAGAAGGGATTCTCGCAGTATGAAGCTTCGCTGATGATTGCTAACCGCTTTATCGACGGTAAGGGCAAAGCTTTCGAACAGCAATGGAAAGCGGCAGGATCAAGGGGCGATCAGGAAGGTCAGCAGAAGTTGATGGAGTCCTTTGGGCTGGCAGAGGTGTTCACCGATATTCAGACCGTCAATCATCTGCTGTCTATGCGCCAAGGCTGGGATAAATATCAGTCCAACAAGCAGGAAATGAATAGCCCTGCTTCGCTAACAACATTGGATACCGATGCTGCAAAACAGAATGATACTCTCGAAGGACGCTGGCGCAGAACGCGGATTGGTTTCAACGACGCGGCCATTAGTATTGGGGAATCGTTACGCCCGGCACTGATCCAACTGGGTGAGACTTTTATCCCTTTAATGGATAGCGTTGGCAAATGGGTAGCGGCAAACCCGCAGCTCGTCAGCGGCACAATAAAAGTTGTGGGAGCATTACTTGCTTTCAAGATGGCCACCATCGGTCTCAAACTGGGCATCAATCTGCTTATCTCTCCTTTTATAAGCATCTGGAAAAACATCGTCCTTCTGCAGTCCAGTTGGCTCCGGCTAACACTTGCGCTGGGTGAAGGCGGCAAACTCCGCTGGCTGGTGACTGGCTTTAGCGCCGTCGCCAAAGGGGCAGGAACGCTGGCCAGCGTACTCGGTGGTGGACTGGTTCGGGGGCTGATGCTCGCGGGCCGGGCCGTTCTCTTCATTGGACGGGCGCTGATGATGAATCCCATTGGTCTCGCCATCACTGCCGTCGCGGCAGCGGCATACCTTATCTACCGCAACTGGGGCGCGGTCAGCGGCTGGTTTAAGCAGCGCTGGGCTGACATTAAAACGGCCTTTAACGGCGGTATCGTCGGGATTGGCAAGTTGCTGATGAACTGGTCACCGGTTGGCCTGCTGTACAAAGCCTTCGCTGCAGCTATGAAATATCTGGGCATTGACCTGCCCGCAAAGTTCACCGACTTCGGCAGTAACCTCATCGACGGGCTGATTAACGGCATCAAAAACAAATGGGAATCGCTTAAAACCACAGTCACCGACATGGGCGACAGCGTCGGCGGCTGGTTCAAAGAAAAACTGGGCATCCATTCGCCGAGCCGGGTGTTTATGGGCTTTGGTGACAACATCGCGCAGGGAGCTGCCATCGGCCTGCAGCGCACCACACCACTTGCAGCACTGGCAGGACAGCGGCTTGCTGAAGAAATGACACCGGATATACCCCGTATCCCGTCGCCAGAAATCATGGCTGCGGGGTATTCAGGCCGTGGCGCAGTTGCATCCGGTGGTGGAATGTCTGGTGGTATTCATGTCGACTTTAATCCTCAGTTTTATCTCAATGGTAAAGAGACTGCCGCACCTGCCGGATTGACCGGCGCACTGAATATGAGCATGCGCGAGCTGGAGAAAATGCTGGAGCGCCTGCTGGCTCAGCAAGAACGCAGGAGGTACAGCTGATGTTTGCGGTTCTGGGCGATATTGAGTTTGAGCTGATTACCTACTGGGATGGTTTTGAGGCGACGTTCGGTGTTGATTACGCCGAGCATCCCCGCATCGAAGGGAAGCCCGGTCTGCAGTTCATCGGCGACAAGCTGGACGAAATCCAGATAAGCCTGGTCTTTCACCAGCACTATTGCGTGCCCGACGTCGAGCTGGCCCGACTCAGAACGGCGATGAAAGCCCATCAGGCGCTGGCGCTGGTCTTTGGCAACGGCGACTATCGCGGCTGGTTCGTGATTACCGACGTAACCGCGATCAGCGAACAGACCGACAGCACCGGCAACGTGCTTGCGGTCAATGCCACCGCATCACTACGGGAGTACATCGGTGATCCTAAAAACCCGCTGAAGCCACCCGCCATTCTCACGCAGGTACCAGGCACTGGCGCGGTGTCGTCTGCGGTTACGTCACCGTCCGGCGTGGCGCAGTATGTTCGGGATGGCGTCAACTATGCAAAGCAGGCACAGTCGGCGCTCCAGACCACCATGAGTGCGGTGCGGATTGCACAGAAAATGAAGGATAACCCCACCGTGGCACTGACCCGTGTGCCGGGGCTGATGAGCGGGTTGGGGAATATCACCGGGTCGCTGGGAAGCAGTATTCCGGCGTTTAATGCGCTGGCTGAGTCCATGCCAGAGGCCGTCAGTCTGGCGCGGGCCACCAGTGAGGCCGCCTCATATGTGCAGCAGGCTCAGTCCTCGCTGAACGGCGTTGACGGTAGCAATATTGCGTCGGCGCTGGATGCGGTTTCCGGCCAGCTGAACTCCGCCAGCACCACCTTCACCCGCATGTCACCGGGGTTAAGCACCATGGCAGCCAGAATTATGGCGAGGAGTGTCTGATGTTTCTTGAGCATGTCACCCGTGAGGGGGAACGCTGGGATTCTCTGGCGTGGCAGTACTACGGCGATCCGATGGGCTACCCCCGGATTATTGCCGCCAATCCGCACGTGGCCATCACGCCGGTGCTTCCCTCCGGGCTGCTGTTGCTTATCCCGGTGATTGAGGCTGAAGAAGCCACGACAGAAGAGGATACCCCGCCATGGCTGAGGTAAGCAGCACACAGGCATCGTCTGCCCCGACCGGCGTCAGCGACGTGCTGTCGCCTGTGTTCACCCTGTGGTATCTGAAAAAGAATATCACCAGCGATATCACACCATACGTCACCCGCATTACGTACAGCGATAACATCAAAAATGAGTCCGACACCATCGAGGTGGAGCTGGATGATACCGATGGTCGCTGGCTGGATGCGTGGTATCCGGGCAAAGGCGACACGCTGACCCTGAAGGTGGGCTACCAGGGGGAGAAGCTACTGTCCTGCGGTACCTTCTCCATCGACGAGATAGAGGTCAGTTCGCCCGCGTCCGTGGTCTCCATCCGGGGCGTGGCCACCTCGGTCAACAGCGCATTGCGGACGAAATCGAGCCGGGGTTTTGAGAGCACCACGCTGGCAGCCATCGCCGGGCGCATTGCCAAAAAACATCAGCTGAAACTGGTGGGCAGCATCGAGGCCATCAAAATTGACCGTGTGACGCAGTACGCCGAGACCGACGTGGCCTTTCTGCACCGGCTGGCCAGCGAGTACGGCTATGCGGTGAAGATTGTCAGCGACCAGCTGATATTTTCGCATCTGGCCACGCTTCGCAGCCAGGAGCCGGTTAAGCAGCTGAAGCCGCAGGACGTGGCCCGCTACTCGCTGCGCGATACCATCAACCGGGTCTACAAATCCGCCAGGGTCAAGCACCAGAAGAGCAGCACGAAAAAGCTGATTGTGTATGAGGCTGATGGCGGTACCAGTGAGAGTAGTAGTAAGCAAACCAAAGGCGGCAAGGTCACCAGCGCTGATTCACTGAAAGTCAACAGCCGCGTCAGTGACCCGGACAGCGCCCGCATCAAGGCAGATTCCGCGCTGGCCCGTCACAATGAATATCAGCAGAGCGGCTCCCTGACCCTGATGGGAGCGTCCCAGCTGATAGCGGGTAATAAAATTGATCTGTCCGGCTTTGGTCAGCTGTCCGGGCCGTGGCTGATAACCACCTCCCGCCACACCGTCGACCGCAGCAGCGGCTACGTGACCGAGCTGGACGTGGCTCGGGGGCCAGTGACTCAGGGCAAGGCGAAGAAAGGCAATAAGACCAGCAAAACCCAGACGCTCACCGTCTACAAGCCGGACGGCAGCACATCCACGGTAATAAAGGAGAAGAAAAAATGACAGGTGTAACCCTGCAGACCGGTACAGTCAGCGCCATCGATGCTGATGGCGTGAAAGCCCGCGTCCGGTTACCTGAGTGCGACAACATGCGCACCAACTGGCTTGACGTCCTGCAGCGCAATACCCAGAACAACAAAGACTACTGGCTGCCGGATGTGGGGGAACAGGTCAAGGTGCTGCTGGATGAAAACGGCGAGGATGGGGTGATTCTTGGCGCGGTCTATTCCGATGTTGATAAACCCTCGTTCAGTGACAAAGACGTTCGGGGTACACGCTTCCAGGATGGAACAGAGATTTCATACCATCGGGGAACCCATACGCTCACCATTAGTGGCGGGGTGGAGCGCATTATAGTTGAGTGCCTTGCCGCCGCGATGGTTAAAGCGGAAAAAGCAATCATTGATGCTGAGGAAACTGAAATCATGGGAGATTTAACCGTTTTCGGGAAAAGCGTTCTGCAGGGTGGGCTGGCGGCTTCAGGGGGTAACGGTACAGCGGTCAGCATCACCGGCAATCTGGAGATTGATGGTAACGCCCATGCCACTGGCAGTATTAATTCGGATCAGTAGTACCGCCTGATGGTCAATACATCTTCTTAAACGCCTTTAATATCGGCAATCCCTTCCGGGGGCAATACTGCCCCCATGAAAACGACCTCAGTATTCTGGCAACCGGCCCTGCAGGCTCCCGGCGAAATCGTCCGGGGGCTTGATGATATCTGGCAGGCCATTCAAATCATCCTGCGAACTCCTCGCGGCAGCGACCCGCATCGCCCGGAGTTCGGCAGCAACCTGCACCTTTATATCGACTGGCCCATCGACCGGGCCATTCCGCATGTGGTGCGCGAATCCGTCGATGCCATCCGCCGCTGGGAGACTCGCTGCCAGCTTATGTCGGTCAAACCCGCCGTTGACGGTGAACATCTTACGCTCCGGGTGAGCTGGAAAGGCTCAGACGGACAACCCCGGACTCAGGAACTACTATGGCGCTGACAGAACCCGATTTTATTGAACGCGATGCCGATAAAATCACGGCAGAAATGATTGCGAAGTATGAGTCTGATACCGGCAAAACACTGTATCCGGCACAGGCCGAACGTCTGCTGATTGACCTCTGGGCCTACCGCGAAATGCTGGTCAGGGTGGCGGTACAGGAGGCGGCAAAGCAGAATCTGGTTGCCTTTGCCCGTGAGCCGATGATTGATTACCTCGGTGAGCAGGTTGGCGTGTACCGTCTGGCCGCGCAGCCTGCATCCACCATGCTCCAGTTCGCTGTTGACGAACCGATGGCGGTGGACGTGCTGATACCAGCAGGCACCCGTGTCAGTGCCTCCGACAGCATCATTTTCGCAACCGATGCGGACGTGGTGCTGAAGGCGGGTCTGCTGCTGGTCAATGTCACGGCGACCTGTACCGAACCCGGTGATGCCGGTAACAGCTGGCAGCCCGCTCAGGTCAGCCAGCTACTCGATGAGATTGACAACGTTGACCTGCAGGTCACCAATCTGTCCGCCAGTTCTGGCGGCTCAGAACAGGAAGACAATGACCGGTTGCGTGAGCGTATCAGGCTTGCCCCGGAGTCCTTCACCAACGCCGGAAGCCGTGGCGCGTACCGTTTTCATGCCATGGGAGCACATCCCAGCATTGTCGACGTCGCCGTTCTCTCTCCGGTGCCCGGCACTGTTGAGCTGTATCCACTGCTCAGCACCGGCCTGCCGGACGACAGTACCCTCACGCTGGTCGAGAGTTTCTGTTCGGATGAGAAAGTCCGACCGCTCACCGATACCGTTCATGCCAGAACGCCCGTACAGGTGGACTACGCCATCGACGCCCGCATCACGGTTTATCGTGGTCAGGACGTCAATTCGATAAAAGACGCCGCTAATAATGCCATTCAGCGCTGGGTGGCGGCTCGCCGGGCAAAGCTGGGGCTGGATATCGTGCCGGGGCAGATTAACGCCGTGCTGTCCGTTGAGGGGGTGTATCAGGTTGAGCTACCCGGTCTGGCGCTGGTTGTGGTGGCAGAAAATGAGTGGGCCAACTGTGCTTCCATCAACATCACCATGACGGGGGTCGCCGATGGCTGAGCCACTGCAGCTTCCGCCGCCGCTTGAGGGGGATATCAGTCTCAGAGCACTGGGCAGACTGGCCGGGCGACTGGACAACATCAACCTGGAAGCCCTGATGGTCTACCTGGTGGATATCGTCGACAGCTCTGCGCTGCCGTGGCTGGGTGAGCAGTTCTCGCTGTTTGGTGACGGCTGGGAGCTGGCCGAAGCTGATGACGTGCGCCGTGCCCTGATTAAATCGGCCATTGAGCTGCACCGCTACAAGGGGACACCGTGGTCAATCCGGGAAATCATTCGCCGTTTCGGTTTTGGTGAAGTGGATCTGATTGAAGGCACGGGTCAGATCGGCTACGACGGTAAACACAGTTACAACGGTCTTTTCGTCCATGGTGATGCTGAAGCATGGGCGGTTTACCGCGTCATCCTTCAACAACCCATCACTAACGATCAGGCGGCTCTGCTGCGACAGACGCTCACCGCCTTTGCTCCGGCCCGCTGCCATCTGGCAAGTCTGGAGTATCAGTCTGTCGCGATCCGCTACAACAACACCGTCAACTATGACGGCAGCTATAACCACGGGAGCAGTTAATTATGGTAAACCTACCTGAAACCCCGCAGTGGGAAGATGGCATCTACCAGATTGAGGTCTCAGACCCCGTTCTGGGCGGGCCTGACGGGATTTCTAACCGTCAGGCTAAGCAACTGGCCAAACGAACGTCGTACCTGAAACAGCAGGTCGAAAAAGGCGGAACTGACCTTGCTGCGCACATTGCGGCAGCAGACCCACATACTCAGTACGCACAGAAGGCCAGCCCTGTTTTTACCGGAATGCCGACAGCCCCCACGCCTGCAGCTAACGACAACAGCAAAAAACTGGTAACAACAGAGTTTGTGGCAAGAGCGATTGCGGCTCTTGCAGGCACAGCACCAGAGACTCTGGATACGCTCAAAGAGCTGGCTGATGCCCTTGGCAATGATCCAAATTTTGCGACTACTGTCTTGAACAAGCTGGCGGAGAAGCTGGCCAAAGACCAGAACGGCGCGGATATTCCTGACCCGTCGCTCTTTGTCAAAAACCTTAATTTGCAATTTTTAAAGTCAGCACCATCTTCGAACCCTGCTTCATTTACTAGCGTCCTCTCTCCCGATGAGAAACTGCGTATTGTTATTGCAAACAACGGAGAATGGGGAGTGCAGGATAGCCAGGGAAACACCGTGGCACTTCCTTTAACTCGTGGCGGAACAGGAGCAAATAATGCGAAACAAGCTGTAATTAATCTTGGTCTGGGAGCTGGCGCTCCAGCAATCGGCATGCCTTTCTTCTGGCCATCCTCTGCGATGCCTAACACCGTCATGCCTGAATGGTCTGACATGGTTTTCCTGAAATATAATGGCTCAAATTTCTCTGCATCTGCTTATCCAAAGCTTGCACTGGTAAACCCCAGCCTGACACTGCCTGATGTCCGTGGTGAATTTATTCGAGTCTGGGATGACGGGCGTGGTGTTGACAGTGGCAGGGCATTATTAAGTGCGCAGAGTGATGCTCAACAGGCTGTTACTGGTAGTGTTGTTGATATGACGATGGGAGTTAACGCATCTGCAAGTGGGGCATTCCAAATGACCCAGTTGACGCCAACAGGTCTAACTGCGGGAACTGCAAGTGACTTTAACCAAAAGAATGTCTATTTAGACACTTCAAGAGTTAATCGCACTGCTGCTGAAAATCGTCCACGCAACGTTGCATTTAATTTCCTCGTAAGGGCTAAATAATGAAACCTGTTTTTGATGAGAATGGTCTGGCAACAGAACCGGGCAACATTCGTTGTTTTTATTACGGCCCCGAGACGGGGGAATATTCGGGGTGGTCTGATGAATACATTAACCTCGGCGTAAGTATGCCCGGTTATTCGACGGACAAAGACCCAGGTGATGAAGTGAGCGGCAAAGTCGCCGTATTTACAGATGGAGAGTGGACTCAGGAGGAGGATCATCGGGGCGAAACTGTCTATTCAATCACTGACGCTAAAGCTTCTACTGTCGATTATATCGGCCCTATCAATGCCGGTTATACCGGCATTTCACCTTCCGGACCCTATCAGAAATGGAATGGTAAAACATGGGTGACCGATGCAGATGCGAAGCAGGTTGCAGATTTAGCGGCAGCGGAGCAAAAAAAAGCATCTTTAATAGCTAATGCTCAGGCAACGATCAGCCTCTGGCAGACGGAGCTACAGTTAGGCCTTATCAGCGATGAAGATAAAGCCAGCCTGGTAGCCTGGATGAAATACATCAAAGCTGTGCAGGCGGTGGATACGTCGAAAGCGCCGGATATCACTTGGCCGAATAAGCCGGAATAA